GAAACCGCTACAATCCGTGTAAGTATAACCATTTGCCGTAAAACGACTTACGGCAACTAACCAATGAAAGGAAAACGATGACGGAAACTATTACTCAGGCGGATAACATCGTTGTGCGTCAACCAGCGTGGCATGGATTGGGAACCATGTTGCAGGATGCGGCAACTACGGCAGCTGCATTGCAGAAAGCAAAAATAACGTGGGATGTCACACAGGCACCCATCCAATGGACAGACGAAAACGGCATAGTGCGTAGCGATGACTCGTTCATGTGCAACTACCGCAATGACACAGGAACATTACTCGGCATCGTCGGTCGCGGCTACACCGTTGTTCAGAATGCAGATGCTTTTGAATTCGCAGATCATTTGATCGGCGAAGGTGTCCAGTACGAGTTTGTCGGTTCCAACAACGGCGGCAAACGAGTGTGGCTTCTCGCAAAAATGCCGGAACGCAAGATTCTTCAAGATGCGTATGCACCGTATCTGCTGTTTTCCAATGGACATGATGGCAGGACTGCCATCAACGTCAGCATGACTCCAGTACGTGTTGCTTGCTGGAATACGATGAACCTTGCGTTGGCACGTGCGAAGCAGCGTTGGTCTTTCAGTCATACGACCAATGTTATCTCCCGGCTTGCACAGGCGCGAGAAACGTTGGCGTTGGCACAGACGTACATGACTTCGCTGGAATCACGCATCGAACAATTGGCTTCGGTCAAACTGAGCTCCTCGCAAGAAGAGTCATTTATTCGGCAGTTGTTCCCGGCGAAAGATTCGGTAGTTGCTCAGCGGCATAACGAAGAGCGGGTCGCACGGTTTCGGCGTTGCTATGCCGAGTCCGACCTCGACAACGTCCGGGGCACAGCATATGGATTCCTTGCGGCAGTGGCGGACTACACCAGCCACAAGTCTCTGCGTACAGTCAAGCAACGAGAACGGCATTTTTTACAGACGGTTGTACAACCGGCAGACCTATTATCACTTGCCGCATCACTTGTTGCGGTGTAACGAACGATGGCACGCAAAAGCAAAATACGGACGTGGGAAGAGGTAGCAGAGTCTGCCGGGCTCACCGTCCGTGAATTGCGGGAGCTCGCCGACTCGGAACCGAGATTGGCGGCGATGTTGAAGGATTATCCTGTCGGGGTTTGCTCCAGCGGGATACCGAAACGACCAGAGGAGTATGCGAAATCACTTCTCAAACAGGATGACGAAGCTCTCACGGATGAGGACTAACCACCAACCAACAATCAGGGAACATGAGGAATTTATTTGGCAAGACGGTAGTCGAATTGCTTGGCGCAACCGAGAAGTTGACCGACCAGCAGTCCGAAGCACTCGGACAGGAATTTGTGAGACAAGAGCGGCTGATGCATCATTTAGTCAAGAAGCATATCCATCGGTATGGCGGTGACTACGATGCGTTATTCTCCCGCGCAATCGATACGCTGTTTGTAGCATGGTTGAAGCATGATCCGGCACGGTCGGCATGGCAGAAATACATCTACAACAAGCTTGTTCGGGGGCTGCTCGACTTGTACCTCGAAACTGTACGCCGGAAGCATGCGGAGTACACGAATTTGGAAGAGCAATTACTGTTATTGCCCGCACGCCCAGAGTTTAACATCAACGAAATTATGGAAGATATTGATATCAGTTTGACCCCCGATGCTCAGTTGTACTTGAAACATACGCAACAAGATACCAAGTCCAGGAACCGCCGTTCGATGTACGGCAAGTTCCGTGACGAGATGCTGGCGAAGGGTTGGAGCGGAAAACGCATCATTGCGGCAGCCCAAGAAGTGTGCGACATCCTAACGTGGTCGATCCAAACGGAGGACGAATGAGCACACAACTATTTCCCTATCAAGAAGAGGGCGTTGCGAAGATCAAAGAGTTCGGCGGCAGAGTGCTGTTGGCAGACGAACAGGGTGCGGGAAAAACGCTGCAATCAATCAAGTACATTGTTGACACGAATGCCTACCCTGCGGTGATCGTTTGCCCTGCGACTCTGAAACTATACTGGCAACGTGAATTTTGGATCCACTTCGGCAAACGGGCAGAGGTATTGTCGGGTGGGAGAGCGGAAGCCTTGCGCACAACCGGCTCTCCCATTTATATTATCAACTACGATATTTTGGCGAAATGGGAAATCGAATTGACAGCATTGAAGCCGAAGGTAATCGTTCTGGACGAGGTGAGTGCCTGTAAAACCATCACGACCCAGCGTACAAAATCGGCGTTGAGATTGTGCAAGAATATTCCGCATGTGCTGGCTCTCTCCGGCACCCCGATGACGAATCATCCAACGGAATTGTACCCCATCTTGCGAATGGTGCTGGGTGAACGGAACATCGAATCACGGCGTGAATTCTGCGATAGGTATTCCAAGTTGGTACTCACCCGATGGGGATTCAAGTATCAAGGCTCACGTCGGCTGCCGGAGTTGCATCAGCGTTTGAAAAAGTCGTGCATGATCCGCCGCCTCTTGAAAGAGGTCTTGAAAGACCTGCCGGAAAAGACACGGCAAACACTGCCGGTGGAGTTACCGAAGTGGGCAATGGCAGAGTACATCCACATGAATGAAGCCTTTGACGAGTGGCTGCAAGCAAACCATCCCGAAAAGGACATCTCGGTGTCGGCGAGCATTTTGGCAAAACTCGGCTACATGAAACGGAAAGTAGCAGAGTGGAAGTTGCCGTTCATTTTTGATTGGATCGACCGTTTTTTGGAAGAGTCTGAGTCGAAACTTCTTGTCTTCGGATTACACCATAGTATCCTGCGAGCGATCATGGAACGATACCAAAAGGGTTCTCGAAAATATCCCTTTGCGGTCAAGATAGATGGCACTGTGAGCATTGTTGACCGACAACGAGCAGTGGATTTGTTTCAAACTAAACCGGAGGTACGACTGTTCGTCGGTCAAATGCGGGCGGCAGGAATGGGTTTGACACTGACTGCCGCTCACAATGTATTGTTTGCAGAGTGCGATTTCGTGCCTGCTATTCATAGTCAAGCAGAAATGCGCTCGCTCAGGATAGGCCAGAAAAACCATGTTCTATGCACGTACATCGTTGCCAGTCAAACGATTGAAGAGCATGTTGCAGAGATTCTCTATCGCAAGCAGCAAGAATTTGATGCGGTGGTGGATGGAGGACGTAATGTTGATAGTTTCAACATCGTTCAAGAACTGTTACGAAAAATGAGAAAGCAATTTGTCTAATGGATACGGAGTCGTTTAACAAGACGGTTGAACGTCAAATTTTGATCGGGATGATCACCGATGCCGCCATTGCGTCGTCGGTGTCGTCCGTTTGGCATGTAAAAGACCGTCCCGGACTCTTCAAAACAGACATTGCAAACATAATCGCAACGTGGTGTTTGGAACACTACCAACAATTCAACGAGGCGATCAATCACAATATTGGCACTCGTTTACAAAAACATCAAAACCAGTATCCGGGGGACGAAAAAGCCCAACTCATCGAAGCATTGCTCTCGTCATTGAATTCGGAAGCAGAGCATCAACCGCCACAAAACCGGGACTACGTGATCAGTCTGGCATCAGACTATTTCACCAAAGTCCGGTTAGAACGAATCGCCGACCGCATCAAGGCTGGCATCCAGTCACGCAACATTGACGATAGTTTGGACGCGGTCCATTCGTTCAGTAAAGTTGAACTTGGCACCGACATGGGGATCGACCCCATTCGGAACGAAGAAGCCATCCGACAGGCATTTGAAGCGACGGGAGAACGGTTGATCGATTTCTCGGAACAGGGACTGGACGATGCGGCGTTGTTTTTTGGCGATACATTTAGCCGTGATACGTTGGTTGGTTTCTTGGCAAGTGAGAAGAGCGGAAAATCGTTCTTCCTCCTCGATATGGCAATACGAGCCGTACAGCAAGGCAAACGTGTCGCCTATTTTGAAGTCGGCGATATGAGTCAAACCCAAGTGATGATGCGATTGATCCAACGGCTCTCTGCAAGACCGAAGAAGCAGAAGTTGATGCGAATTCCCGAACGAATTGAATTCGACAAGAAGTTCAATGCCGATGTTTTGTTTTATTGCAAGGATTTCAAAAAGCCGTTGACGGCAGATTTAGCCGTAAACAGACTCGCTCGCTTTGGAAACAGTCTTGACGACATGTTCGGGAGCGACATTCACGGTCTGTTGCGATTGTCGTGCCATCCCAGCGGGTCGATGAGTGTCATTGGTATCGAATCACGGCTTGACGCGTGGGAACGGTCGGGCTGGCAACCGGATATTGTGGTGATCGACTATGCCGATATTTTATCACCGATAGATGGTCGGCAAGAAAAGCGGTTTCAAGTGGACGAGACATGGAAACGGTTGCGGGGACTGTCGCAGAAACGGCATATCTGCGTGATCACCGCATCGCAAGCCGACGCGGCGAGTTACCGGGTCAAGACGCTCGATAAGTCCAACTTTTCGGAGAGCAAAACGAAGTTGGCGCATGTGAATGCGTTCATCGGGATCAACGCCCTCGCTGACGAAAAAGAAAAACAGTTACGGCGGTTGAATTATATTGTGCGCCGCGAGGAGGCGTATTCAGAGCAAGAGTGTTTGTACGTGGCAGGATGTTTGGCAATTGGCAATCCGATGATGATTTCGGTGTTGCCGCATCGAAATTGATATTACAGTATGAAAAAGATACAGAATTTGTTTCAGGTTTTCAAAGACCAAGTCGTTGCGGACAAAAGCATCTCACATGATGCGGTTCTATCGGCGTTCGTGGAGTTTGTATTGCGGCAGAAGGAAATTTCGCTGCCGCTACATCCCGAAAAGTTCACGGACTTTGACCGCAAAGTCCATGCACTTCCGAAGAAGGAAAAGGCGTTGTTGCACACACGGGCGGATGAACTGCACGATGCCCGAACACGTCGTATTGCCGGGCAATTCTATACGCCTGTAGAGTTCGTTGAACTTGCCCATGCGCTCATGGACGTGCGATTGGGTGCCGACTGGC